AGAACCACCCGTCCCCTGACGGACCTCTACGCCGCGATGGCGCGTGTCGTCTCCGGTGAGTCCCGCCCCGAGGTTGAGGCGGCCCTGACCGACATCACGCAGGGTGGGAACCCCCTCGTCACCCCGGACCAGTACGCCGGGCAGCTTTGGTCCGGTCTGGACTACACGCGCCGGTTCGTGGGCCTCATGGCGGCCGGCACCCTCACCTCGTGGAAGGGCACCGGATGGCGGTGGGTCACCCCGCCCGAGGTGGACGACTACGCGGGCGACAAGGCCGCGGTCCCGTCCAATGCGGTCGAGACCGAGGATGAGCCGTGGACGGCCGGCCGCCTCGCGGGTGCGCACGACATCGACCGGAAGTTCCGGGACTTCAAGGATGACGAGTTTTTCGCGGCGTACTACCACGCGATGACGATGTCCTACGCCCGCAAGTCCGACATCAAGGCCCGTGCGTTCCTCGTCGCCAACGCGACGGCCGGCACCGCGGTGGTGGGCAATCTCCTCAAGGCGGCCGCCACGGTGGTGCAGCGGGTGGAGGACGCGACGGACGGCGCGCAGGCCGATTGGATCATGGTGAACAGCGCCGACAAGCTCGCACTCCTCGACATCACGGACGCCGATGTGCCGGCGTTCCTCGACACGTGGAACATTGACCCGGGTAGCTTCATCGGCACCACCGGAGTCCCGGCCGGCACCGTGGTCGCGGGCAACCGGAACGCGTCCGAGTTCAAGGAGCTTCCGGGATCTCCGATCCGGGTGGAGACCGTGAACATCGTGAACGGTGGCATTGACGGTGGTGTCTTCGGCTACTACGCCACCTTGCTCCACGAGGCAACCGGATTGCAGAAGGCCACGTTCGCGCCCGCCTGAGCCCCCGGTGAGGCGGGCACCTCTCCCGGTGCCCGCCTCACCCCTGCCGCCCTAGGAGGGCCGTAATGAGTGAGATCGCCGGCCTACCCGCCACCGGCCCTACCACCCTGTCTCTCGTCAAGACTCGGTTGCGCATTGATGATGCGTCCGACGATGACCGGTTGCAGGAGCTGGTTGATGCCACGAACGGCCGTGTACGGGGATGGAACGTGGCCCGCCTCTCCCTCACCTACGGAACCCCGCCTCCGGTGTGGCCCCCCGATGTGGTGTTGGGTACGACGATGCTCGCGGCCCGCTTGTGGCGTCGCAAGGATTCGCCGGCCGGGGTTGAGCCGATGGGGGATGCGTTCGCGTTCGTCGCCAAGTCCGATCCCGATATCTCGATGATGCTCCGTATCGGCGCATGGGCGGGGCCGGGTGTTGGGTGATGGCCGTTCCCGTCGATCTCGCGGTGGTGGCCGATCTCATCGACCAACTCAAAGCCGTGCCCGGGGTCCGTTCCGCATCGATGGACCCGGCCGAACTACAGACCACACCGGCCGTATGGGTGCAGCTACGGGGCATCGCGCAGCCATTCCTAGCCGCCTCGGAGATCCGCCTGTATGTGCACCTCATCAGTGGGGACACCGATGGGGGGATGCGGGTGGCTGCCGAACTCGTCACCCTGTACAACTCGATTCTCGAGGTGGTGACCCCGGATGGGGAAACCGAAACGTTGTCCGTCACCATGCCTGACGGTGCCCAACTGCCGGCACTCCGTATGCCTGTAGACATCCCGAACACCCCGCCCGCTACACCCTGAAAGGACAGTCATGCCAGTCAACAGTTTCAAGGTAGGTCCGGGGGTGTTCACCCTCGGGGCCGGCCCCACTGCGTTTGAGACGCAGGTACGTTCGTGCACGGTGCAGGTTTCCGAGAACGTCAAAACCACCGAGGCGGTGCCGATGCTCTCGGGGGATGAGCTTCCCGAGGAGGAGACCGCATCGTACAAGTACGCCGTCGCCGTCTCGTTCCAGCAGGATCTTGGGGTGGGTGGTGTGGTGGCCTACACGTGGACGAACGAGGGGCAGGAAGTGCCCTTCTCCTACGTCCCGAACACCGTGGAGGGTGCAGAGATCGAGGGGGTGTGCCGCATCGTCCCCGTGAACGTGGGGGGGGACGCAGACACGCGGCCCTCCTCGGATGTGACGTTTGCCTGTATCGGCAAGCCCACATTCACGCCCTAGCCCGGATGGGGCGGCGTGCCCATCACTCTCGGAGGGGAGTGGTGGGTACGACGAACCGGCCGGTTCACTCACGAGGAGGAGAGCTATGGAGGACAAGAGCAAGGCCCCCGAGGACACGCAGCGGCACGCCGTGTGGGATGAGGACCTGTCGCAGTATGTCGGGACCGGGACCTACGCGAGCAAGGCCGATGCCGGCAAGGCGAAGACCGACGCCGGCAAGACGCGCCGGCACGAGGGGCACACCCTGACGGTCAAGCCGGTCTAGGGATGTCCACCGCTAGCGCACGCGCAGAGGGGTTACCCGAGTTGGTAGCCTCACTGAGCGACGCTAGCGACGGGGTAGCGGACCTCACCGGGCCGCACCGTGAGGCAACTAGCCTCGTGGCCGGTGCCGCAGCCCCCACCACGCCGCGTCGGTCCGGGGTCCTAGCGGCAGGCACCCGGACCGACGCCTCCCCCACCGTAGGGAACGTCTACAACTCCACCCCCTACGCGGTTCCCGTGCATTGGGGGGCACCATCGCGTAACATCCGGGCACGGCCGTGGCTCATCGACACCCTGACGAAAGTGCAGGGCAAGGCTGTAGCCGTGTACGAGAAGCACGTAGAGACCACGCTAGACGACATCAAAGGAAAGTAACCATGCCGCTAAACCGCCCCCGATTCGACGTGTACGTAAACACCACCGCCGATGACCCCGAGGAGTACGCCGGGGTCACCATCACCCATCAGGACCAACTCAAGGCAGAAGCGCAGCTTGCGCGGGCCGGCATCGACCCGCAGGGGCACGCGCTCACCCTCACAACCGCATGGTGTTGGGCGGCCCTCGTCCGCATGGATGTCTACTCGGGCACGTTCAAGCGGTTCTACGACACCGATTGTGCCGGCGTAGAGACCCCGGCCGATGGGGAGACCTCCGATGCCGTGGACCCTATCCACCGGGCAGCCGGCACCGCCTCGCCCTCGGACTCGCCCGCCTCTGGCCCGGAATCGATTGGTTGACGGCCGACGAGACGCTAACCGCAACCGCCCTAGCGATGATCGAGGAGGACACCGATGGCAAGCAAGGCAGCACTACAGATATCGATTGAGGGTGACAGCTCTGACGCGGTTGCGTCATTCGATGCGGTCACCTCATCGGCCCGCGGCATGGGTGACACCGTGGACCGCGCTAGCAAGCAAGCCGACGATGGGGCCTCGCGTCTCGACGGCGCAGCGGACGCGGCCGACAACATGGCGTCGCGGAGTTCGCAGGCGGCCGGTGGCCTCGGGGACCTCGGTGGGGCTCTGTCTCAGATGGGCGGCCCCCTCGGTGCCGTAGGTACCGGGATGGAGACCCTAGCCCCCTCCATCATGGGTGTGACCGGTGCAGCCGATCTGATGAATCTGGCGATGAGTTCCAACATCGTCACCAACACTAAAGCGCGGGCCGCGTCTATCAAGACCGCCGTTGCCACCAAAGCTCAGGCGGTGGCTACCCGGACGATGGCTATTGCGCAGCGGGTGTTGAATGCAGCGATGCGGGCCAACCCCATAGGCATCCTCATCACCGCCCTCCTCCTCGCGGCGGCCGGTGTCCTCCTCTTGTGGAAGCGTTCCGAAACGTTCCGCACCGTGGTCCGGGCCGTGATGTCGGCCGCCAAGACTGCCGTAACGGGCCTCATCAACACCGTGCAAAGCCTCGTGGGGTGGTTCCGGGACAAGCTAGGGCCGGTGATCTCCCGCATCCGTGAGGTGGCCTCTAACGTGGCCTCCGGTGCCGTAGGTTCGTTCAAACGCATTATCGAGGTGGTGGGGAACGTCATCGGGAAGGTGGGTGACGCGGCCGCTAAGGTCCGGGACGGATTCGGGGCCACCGTGACCGCCACGAAAACCACCGTGGTCGATGCGTTCAATGCGATGATCTCGCCCATCAAGACCATGATCGAGTGGGTGAAAGACCTCATCGACTGGATCAGCAAGATCAAGATTCCGAACGTGCCCGGATTCGGCCGTGCCGCGGTGCCGGCCGGTGGCAGCTTCGCGGCCGATCCCGGGTATGGGGCCGGCACGCAGGTCACCATCGAATTGCCGCTACTGTCTGCCCTCGATGACCGCGCTATTGGGCAGCTACTGGCAGCCCTCACCGAGTACTACCGCCGCCGTGGACAAGCCGTCCAGATTGTGAGTGCATGATGTCTGCCCTATCCGGTGAGATCCGGGTCACCGTAGGCCCCTACTCGTTCGTGCAAGAGGACGATGATGCCCCGGACCCCGACTACGGGTCACCGTTCGTGGTCGATGGCCTCACGGTGTCCAACCAACTCGGGGACGATCAACTCTGGCCCATGCAGGGCACCGGGTCCGCATCATTCTCGGTGTTCGGCCCCACGTTCGATGACGTGTCGGCCATCGTCCGCGGTGCCCTCGTGGTGATCACGTGGACGACACCCCGCACGAACCCTGCGTTCCGTCTCACGTTTGAGGGCCGCGTCACCGATGCCCGGGTGCGGCCCCACCTCCTCGGGGTGGTGGTGGAAGTGACCGCTATCGATGCGTTCACGTTCGATTGGGACGTGGTGGTAGGTGATAGCCCGTGGCCCGAGGAGGACATAGAGGACCGCCTCAACCGCATCGCGGCCCTCCTCGGAACCACCATCACCTACAACTACAACCCCGCCGTACCCGGTGCCGCGGCGGCCACGCGGCCCATCGTCCGTGCCCGGGATGTGGACGCGCAGCCGGCCCTAGGCATCGTGCGCAGCCTCCTAGAGTCGTGGGTACTGGACTACACCGCCCTCGACTCCGGGCTAGCGAACATGTACCTAGAACCGGTCATCGTGGGCGGGGTGGTGACCTCGTGGGAGGCCAAAGTCCGGTTCGCGTCATTCGACGCCGGCACCGGGGGGATGTTTGAGCTTCCCGGCATGTTCGGGGACACCACCGCGGAGGGGGCACCGGGCTACGGTGTCACCATCCCGGACCACGGCACGGACCGGTCCGATACGGCGATCTCCACCGACTACGTAGACCTCTCCGGTACTGCGTTCACCCAACGCAAGGGCACCCGCCCCAACCGCACCTATGTGCAGTATTGGGCAGGGGCGGTGGAGGCTTCCAAGTCCGCATCGAACGGACTCACACCCCCGTTGTCGGTGCGGTTCACCACCGACCTCATCGGGACCACCGGCCCCACGTGTGCGCAGCGTATGGCGGACCTATACCTCCCCGAACCGGTGGGGTCCGATTGGTACGCCGACACCCTGCACTACCGCCTGTATGCCGATGATGACCCGAACCGAACCATCCCCCGCCTCGGTGACCTGCTGGCAATCGCGCCCATCCAAGACAGGCACAACCCCTTGGATCGGCCGTGGTACGCCGGCATCGTCACTCAATCGGTGTTCCTCATCTCCAAGTTTGAACCCGTGGTTGAGCTCACCATTACCCCGCAGGTTCGTGCCGTGTCACACCTCGGGACCGGGCAGCTGACGTGGGATGATCTCCCGGCCGGCGTAACGTGGGATGACCTCAACACCCGCGACACGTGGGACGACTACCAACTATTGAGAGGCTAAGCCGCCATGACCGCAACCACTTCCAAGTACGTCATCCCCTACCCCACCGGCACCGATGACGTCCGCGACGGCGAGAACGCGATGCAAGCCATCGCGGACCGGGTGGACCTCCTCCTCGGGGAAACCGGGACTGACTCCATCACCCCGAGTGCCGCGAACACCACCACCACGAAACGGATCAACTACGCCCGCAGCTACGCCGGCCTGCCTCTCGTGCCCCGTGCATGGGTGATGCCCGATGCGGCCATCAACTCCACTGACGCGGTGTTTTTTTGGGTGTCCGGTGAGGACGCTACGGGGTTCACCCTCAACGTGCGTTCTCAGTCCACCACCGCTAAGGCGATTCGCTGGATGTGCCGGGCGCGCTAATGCTGCCCGATGCGCTGCACACTCTCCCGGGGGCCATCATCGCGGCCGCCGCGTGCCTCGTGGCCCTCGGGGTGATCGGCAAGTACCTACGGCAGTGGTTCCGGTGGTTTGTCCAATTGGGCAAAGTGGTCCGGGCTATGGATGAGATCATTAGCCGCGAGCTAGAGCACAACCACGGGTCATCCATCAAGGATGACATCACGGGCATAGCGGTAGCGGTGGGCCTCCTACAGAGGGCCGCCGCAGAGTTGGCCCGGAAACAAGATGAGGACATACGTGCCCTCCATCAACGGATCGAGACGTACCATCCCCAAGATGAGGAGAAGTGAGATGCCGCAGTCTCAGAACGGATGGCCGGTGGTGGACTCCACTCGCCTGCACATCTGGACCCTGCCTAGCGCGGTGGCCGGCAAGCCCCTGCGCTACAAGAACGGCGAGGAGGTGCGCCTGCCTCTCGTCAAGGGTGCAGCCGGCTTCATCCTCGCCCACACTGCATTGTGGTTCCACGAGGAGATCGAGTCCCTCACCACGCAGCCGCAGCACGACGAGTGGGGTTGGGCGGCCCGCCCCATCCGAGGATCGGAGACGATCTCCAACCACGCATCCGGCACCGCGATGGACCTCAACGCCACCATGCACCCCCTCGGGGTTCCCACCCTAAACACCTTCACCCTCAGGCAAGTGCAGGGGATCCACCACCGCCTAGAGTGGTTGGGTGTCCTCCGGTGGGGCGGGGACTACGAGAACCGGCCCGATGCGATGCATTGGGAGATCGATGCCGGCAGGGTGCGTGTCCTCGCCCGTGCCGCCCGCCTGCGTCTCACCCGCCGCGGCCGCCGCCTCTCCAAGATCAACCCGAGGGGGCGGCGATGAGCCCCGCTACTGCCGGCCGGGTGCAGGAGTTCTACAGCTCACTGCCGCTCAAGCCGCGTAAGGCCATCACGGCTCTCCTCGTGACCTTCATCGGGGCCATCGGCACCGCCCTACTTTCGGCCGGGATCTCCCGGGAGGAGTTGGGGGTCGCTGCCGGTACCGCCCTCCTCGCGGCCGCCGCGGTGTGGCGTATCCCGAACCCCGTGAACGTGCGGAAGCTCACCCGGGGACCGAACCCGCAGAAGCTGCCCCCCGAGGCATTCTCAGGGGGAGGTGAGCACCGTGGCTAGCACCGAGTGGTATCCCAACCCCCGGCCGGCGCCGGCCCCCGATGGGGTGCCCGACGCATACCGGCTGCACCCCTCGGGCCTCGTCGTCTACCTCGGGCACGGGGCTAAGTGGTACTCGTGGGATACCCGGCTGCCCCTCGTTAAGCCCCCGTCTCAGGGGGCCATCGCGGCGGCCACCCCGCTGTACCTGTCAGGGCAGGCGGTGGCACCGTGAGAACCGCGAGAGTGGTAACCCACAATGTGTGGGTGGGGCAAGGTCCCGACTCACTGCGCGCCAATGTGACCGCGCTAGTCCGGGACACCTCCCCCGATGTGTTGATGCTGCAAGAGGCGCACCGGTTCAACGGCACCGTACCCGGGTACAGGCGATGGGCGGCCGATCAGCACCCCCGCCCTGAAGCGGATATGTGCGTCATCCTCTACCGCCGCGAGCTCAAAGTGATCCGCCGTGGCCTCATGGTCATTGACGGCCCCGACTGGATCGGCCCCAAGCACGGACTGAAGCACCCGCCCCGGATCTTCCCGTGGCTCTGTCTACAGGGGGAGGAGGGGCCGGGGTGGTACATGCTCAACCTGCACCGCACGTGGGTAGGGGACGAATGGCGCAACCTCGGATCATGGGAAGCAGAGGACGCGGCCCTAGAGCGGTGGGCCGATAGGCGCGACGCCGGCCACCCTGCGCGACCCCTCGTGATGGGTGGGGACAACAACGGCAGTGAGCGGGACAAGCACCCGTTGTCGGTGTCATCGCTCGCACGCCGCACCGGCACCACCCTCTACCTCATCGGCGTAGATGGGGTGATGGCACGCCGGGCTAAGGGGCACGCACGGCGGTTGGCCCGCGCATACACCCCTGAGCGGCCGGCCCACCACCCCATCGTTACCGATCTCGTGGCCCGGTAGTCCACGGATCTCCCATGCGCCAATCTACAGTCAATCCGGTATTGACACTCCCCGGGGATGGCAACTATGGTTGCGGCCATGACTGACTCAGATGCACATATCAAACGCAGGCACGAGGCACCCGAGGTGGCCGCCGGCATCCTACGCATGATGCAAGCACTTGCACGCCGGGCAGGGGAGGGTGACCTAGAGGCCCTAGAGTCTCTGGCCCTCCTCCAACGCTCCATGCGGGTACAGGTCACCGAGGCGGCCCGGGCTCTCCGTCAAGCGGGATACTCATGGACGGATATCGCGGGATGCCTCGGGATCTCCCGGCAGGGTGCTCAACAGCGGTTCGGGGGTGACCTATGAGGCCCCGGATTCTGGACCTGTTTTGCGGTGAGGGTGGTGCCGGCATGGGGTACTTCCTCGCGGGGTGGGATGTGTTCGGAGTCGATAACGACCCGGGCCGCCTCGGGTACTACCCGTTCCCATCGGTAAACGGCGACGCGCTTGTGTTCCTCGCGGAGCACGGTGCGGAGTTCGATGCTATTCACGCATCACCCCCCTGCACCGGGTACAGCCGCGGCACGGCTGCCCTCCCGGATCGGCTCACCCGCTATGACCGCCTCATCGCCGCCACCCGCGATCTCCTTGTGCACGTGGGCCGCCCCTACGTGATTGAGAACGTCAACGATGCGCGGCCCGAACTCGTGGACCCGATCAAGCTCTGTGGGCGCATGTTCGATCTCACGGCCGTGGACACCGATGGTGTCAAGCTCACCCTTGACAGGCACCGGCTATTCGAGGCACCCGCCATCACTCTCCGACCTGAGCACCGCCCTCACGGGTGGAGGTCCAATGCCCGGGAGGGGATACAGGTAGCGGGGGCCTACGGTGGCGCACGCCGCGACAAGCACGAGGCTAGGCACGTCCGTAAGGGTGGGTACGTGCCCGCATCGCTCGCGGTGCAGCGTGCCCTCTTGGGTACCCCGTGGATGTCCGAGAAGGGGTGCCACCTCTCCATTCCGCCCGCATACTCACAATGGGTGGGTACTCAACTACTAGAGGCCCTAGGGGGCACGCAGTGAACAGCGCGGAGCGTAACGCATGGAACAGGCGGTTTAACGAGTCGTGGGTAACCCTGCAACGTGGGGATCTCGACCGGGGCCGTAAGGCGGTGCTACTGGACACCGAGATTGCCAAGGCGGCCCGCATGATGCGGGACCGGGGGCAGGAGGCGGTCCCCACCGCGGCGGGCCTCTACATGGGCACCCAAGACGCTAGGGCACGGCTCTCGTGATCCGGCAGCAACTCGGCGAGATGTGGGAGATGTGGGTACTCGTGTGGCCCCTCCTCGTGGTCCCCGTGGTGATAGCCCTCGTGGGTCTCGCACTGGAGGATTGGGAACGCAACCACCGGGGGCGGCGGTGAGGCGGCCCCGGTGCTCACCCAAGCACCTCAAGCACTGTTCCCCGGCCCATGCGGATCTCGTGGCCGGCTACCGTGCCGCTAGAGATTCGGCCCTAGCTGCCCGCGAGTCGGGGGGTCTCGTGCCGTCCGAGTTCGCGTATGGTGCCGCGGTGGCGTACTACCAACTAGAACCCTCGGACCTAGCGGCGGCCGCCCCCGTCCCCACATTCAAGCGATGGCTTATCGGGCATAGGCGGGTGGTGTCGTGATGAGCCGGGAGGATGAGCGGCGTGCCCGCAGGCGGCCCGAGACTCGCCATATTGATCTCCGCGGCGGTAGCTGGCAGCCCGGCCCCGGTGGGGTGCTCCGATGGGTGCCGGCCAAACCCAAGAGTGACGGCCGGTACAACCGGAAACCCATCACCCTCTCACCGGAGGAGATCCGCCGCGGCTACTCCGCATACAGGCAGGGCAGTCGCACCGAGTTCGCGGTGACCGCTAACCGTGAGTACCAACGAATCTGGCGACGCAACCGTAAGCAAGCCGCGTAGCTCAACCGGCCCTAGCCTCACGAGGCGTATGCGTTCCCATCGGACCACGCTAGGGCACTCTCCAAGTGAGACCCGTGTGCCCGGGGTAGATGAACGGGTAGGCCCTCTAGCAGAGGGTGCCGTCCCCGGTTAGAGCGGGATTAGCACCCCCATGCCCATACGCGCCGGCAGGGATTCAAACGGACGTATGGGCAGCCGTGATGGTGGGCCGGATGCAGTCGGGGTGTGTGAAGTCAAAGAGCGACCGGGCACCCCCGCAGGGAGACCCGATTACCTGCGCCAAGACAGGCCCACCGTATTGCCGTCCGCTCAGGCCCTCGGGCCTGCATCCTCTCCTATACCTGAGACTCCGTGTCTCGGTGAGTTGATGTCTCTCCTAAGCGAGAGGCATCATCCTGCCCTGAGCCCCTACCCGCCTCGTGATATACCGACACGCCGGGGAGGTGCTTGCATCCCGACGCTAGGTGTGGTGCGTCATACTGGCCCGATGGAACTGGACCCCGCCCGCCTCCGACTGGCCTGCGCACGCACGTGCCGGCACTCGCTCTGCACCGGCAAGGGGTCCGGATCCGAGTGGGCGCATCGGTGTCGCCTCGACCCGCAGTCACAAACGGCGGCACCGATGTTCACCACCCGCGAGATCCCCGAGTCACCCCACCCCTCTCCATCGGACCGACGCGAGCCGCACCCGTACGGGCCACACGATCCGGCCACCGCCCCCACCACTGTCACCGTGCTAGCGGGAGGCGTGCGTTCGGGCGATCGCGTCACCCGCTACCCGTCCGAGGAGGAGAGGCAGCTACCCGCCGCACTCGTCGCGCAGCGGGCAGCCATCAACACCCGGGCCTACGATGGCTAGGTGGGGCGGCCGGCGTGCGCAGGCATGGACGGCCGAGGTGCTGGCGCGACGCGGGCGGGCCTGCGCACTCGGGCTGCCGGGCTGCACCCGTGTGGCTACCACGGGGGACCACATCATCCCGCGCAGCGTGCGCCCGGATCTCATGTACGTGGTGGAGAATGGGCAGCCGGCGTGCGCTGCCTGTAACACCCGCCGCAAGGCCACACCCATGCATCTCATCGCGAACCTCCGTGTCAAGCCTGACACGCACAACAGCGCAGAGTTTTTTGACGCGGTGGCTAGCGGAAGCCTTGTCTTCTTATCCTC